AGGCGATGAAGATGTGAATTTCCGCGACGGGAAAGATTATGTGGAGCGTAACCCAGTGTTAGCCCGTGCCATATATGAGAAACAGATACAGACCAGCATGTACCAATTCACTGAGGCTATGCAAGATTCCATGCGTGGGCTTATGGAGTTCTACAAGGCCGTGGAAAGCCAAGGGGTAAAACGAGATGTTGAAGATGTGTCAAGTTTCGAGAATGCCTATACCGCCGAAAATGCCATGAGCAGCAGAAGCCAGGAAGAATGGGACAGATACGAGCATCGAATCCTACACCCGCTCCTTGACATTGCCGCACATATTTCTGCCAATAAGAGGGGGGAGCAGGAACTGATAGACTATCTGATGGCCAAACACGGCCTGGAGCGTAATGCATATATGCGTAATGAAGCCATGAAGAACGGGGAGGACACGGAGCGTGATTTTGCCGGATTATGTGGGCTGACTGGAGAACATAACTGGCAAAACGCTGAAACTACAGCACAGCAGATGGTCGATGACTATGAGTCGGCACATTCAGCAGACATCGATAAACTTTGGGATGCGGTGAACAAGGCGACAAAAACGACTTTGAGGAAAGTCTATGACTGCGGCCTGTTGGGCAAAGAACAATATGAGAATATCCGTGACATGTACAAGTACTACATTCCGTTACAAGGTTTTGACGAAAAAACCAGTAATGATGTGTACGGTTATCTCACAAGCAAAGGCGGAGCGTTCGGCAGTCCAATAAAAAAAGCGTCAGGACGCAAATCGAAAGCGGATGACCCGTTCGCCGCCATAGCCTATATGGCACAGAACAGCATCATCCAGGGTAATCGTAATTTGATGAAGCAGAAGTTCCTTACCTATGTACAAAACCACCCGAGCGACCTTGCAAGTGTGAACCGGTTGTGGCTTATGCATGACGAAATTACTGATACATGGAAGCCTGTCTTTGCAGATATAAACGAAGACATGACACCCGATGGGATAGACAAGGCCGTGATGGATTTCGAGCAGCGTATGGAGGCTCTATCTCAATCGGAGCCTAACAAATATAAGCGAGGGAAAGACGCCATAGGCATACCTTATCGTGTGGTTGACGGGAATATCAAAGAGCACCAGGTACTTGTGAAGCGTAACGGTGAGGGTTATGTCATTACAATCAACGGTAATCCGAGAGCTGCGCAAGCCATCAACGGGCTTACCAACCCAGACAACGACCTTAACGGGGCTATCGGCAAAGTATTCAGTTTGGCCAACTATGTCAACAGAGAGCTGAGTCAGCTCTATACCACAAGGAACCCGGACTTTGTAGTGTCGAACTTTATACGTGACCTCATATATTCAAACATGATGGTGCATATAAAGGAAAACCAGGGTTATGCCATGAGGTTCCATGTGAACCATGCCAAGGTCAATCCCCTGATGATGATAAAGCTGCTGCATCTTTACGAGTCGGATAAACTTGATATGCACAAGCCAGTCCACAGGATGTTCTACGAATTCATGCACTGGGGCGGCGAGACCGGCTACGTAATGCAAAAGAATCTTGACCAGGAGAAGAAAGCTGTTGTCAAAATCCTAAAAGAGGCGCGCAGGGGTAAAATAAATCCAATTAGTATCCTGGGGTTAATTGGTAATAAGCTTGACCTGGTGAACAGAAGCGTTGAAAACAGTGCCCGTTTCGCAGCATTCATTACTTCAAGGGAACGCGGCAGAGATATCCAACGGTCGGTGTACGATGCAAAGGAGATATCGGTCAACTTCAATAAAAAAGGAGCAGGGAGTAAATTCATGGATGCCAAAGGACAGACCATGGTCGGCAAAGCAGCCGGATTCACTTCGAGCCTCGGCAGGAGTTTCTATGTGTTCTGGAATGCAGCCATACAAGGAACGGCAAACTTCGCCAAAGCGTTCAGGAAACATCCAGCAAAAGCTATTCCGACTACAACCGCTGTAATGCTGTTGGGTTATGTCATGGCAGCTTTGATGGATGATGGTGACGACGAGGGAAACAACGGTTATTACAATTTAGCGAAAACAACCCGTCGTTCCAACCTTAATTTTCGTTATGGAGACCTATGGATTACGATACCACTCCCTGTCGAGTTCCGGGCTTTTTATGGGCTTGGGGAACTCGCTTACGGTGTCACATCGGGTAGAGAAGAATATTCTGATGCTGAACTTGCGAAAGAGACAGCAGCTCAACTCTCACAAATTCTGCCTGTTGACTTTATGGAAGGTGGCGGAGGATTACACGCCTTCATCCCAAGTGCATTCAAACCGATGGTTGAATCAGCGACAAACACATCATGGAACGGGCTACCAATATACAGGGATACGCCATTCAACAAGGATATGCCGGAATGGACAAAAGCCTATCCTCGAACCAACTCGCAACTTGTAGATCTCTCAAAATGGGCTAACGAAGCGAGCGGAGGGAATGACTACAAGGCCGGATGGGCGAATTTCAATCCTGCACAGCTTGAATACCTCATGAAAGGTTATTTTGGGGGGTACGCGAATATCGCCGACAAGATGGTCAAAACGGGGGAGACGATGTTGGGTGAACGTGAATATGACCCAAGCAGTATCCTTTTGGTCAACAGACTTGTAAAGAAAGGGGACGAGCGTACAGCAGAAAAGAAGATAAACTCGGATTTCTTCAGGTATTATGAGGAATATAAACGTACCCATACCTTGTTAAATAAATACAAAGCTGAGGTTGAACGAGGTTCGGGAAAGTACAATATATTCCTTGATGCACTCGAACATTCTCGTGATGGCGCCCGTCATAACGTGATGGATGAATATGCATCACGTTACAGAAAATTGAACAATGCCATCAAAGACCCAGATACCACTGATGCAGACCGGGAAACATTTGAGGAGGATATGCGCAGATTAAAGCGTGAAGTGGTTGCCTTGATGAAAGTAGCCCACGATACATCCCAGGTCAAAATGCTGCAACAACAATTTGCAAAAGAATCAATCAAGCAATAACTACGCAGTATGATGCTTCTGAGGGAATACAACGGATAAGGCTGCGGGGCGGAATGCGGGTAGTATCTTTGCCCCGTGGCTGACACCGGGAGCGGCGCTCCCTGCACTTAACTAACCGTGGGCGCTGCCCTGTGATTTGACTGAGATATGGCTGAGAGACTACATAGGATGAGCAGGGTGCGACCTGCGGACAAGGGGCTTGACAGCGTGAAGCGGTCGCGCCGCCAGTGGGGTGACCGCAGGGGATGGCCTGTGCTGATGGAAGCGCAGCAGTATTGGCTGGCGATGGAGAAGTTCCGCACTGACCGGGAGCGCAACAAGCGCTACACTTACGGTGACCAGTGGATAGATATGGTATGCGTAGACGGATGCCGGATGAAGGAGGAGGATTATATCGCCAGGCAGGGAAATATTCCGCTGAAGAATAACCTGATCCGCAGGATGGTGCGCGCGGTGCTCGGGGAGGACCGCAGTCGGAGCAGCGAGCCTACATGCACGGCGCGTGACCGTGACGAACAGAAGCTGGGGGAGACGATGTCGACGGTGCTCCAGTGCAACATGCAGGTGAACAGGATGCAGGAGGTGAACGCTCGATGCATGGAGGAGTTTCTGATAAGCGGTTTCGTGTGTCAGCGCAAGTGGTGCGGTTGGCGTGAAAACCGGCTTGACTGCTGGACGGACTATGTGCAGCCGAACAATTTCTTTATCGACAACAATATGCGTGACTTCCGCGGCTGGGACTGCTCGTGCGTTGGTGAGATTCACGATATTGATTTCCAGACGCTGTGCCAGCGTTTCGCGGGGAGTCCGGCGGATTATGACCGTCTGGCGGAGATCTACCGTTTTGCGGCGGACCGTGATGCGGTAGGGAGCGCCTACATGGATTTCGGGCATCCTCTTGAGGACCGTTATGATTTTCTGGTGCCGACGGATCCGACACGCTGCCGGGTGATAGAGGTATGGCGCAAGGAGTGCAAGCCTCGTTACCGCTGCCATGACTACAACACCGGGGATGTCTTCAAGATCGAGATTGAGGATTACCAAGAGATGGTGTGGGAGGTAAACAGGCGACGGCTTGAACAGGGGAAGGCGCTGGGAATGGCAGATGAGGAGATCCCTCTTGTGGAAGCTACGTGGATGATGGATGATTTCTGGTATTATTACTGTCTGACGCCGTTTGGCGATATCCTCGAGGAGGGTGAGACGCCTTATGAGCACAAAGGGCATCCGTATGTCTTCAAGGCATACCCGTTCATCGACGGGGAGATCCATTCGTTCGTGGCTGACGTGATAGACCAACAGCGATATACCAACAGGCTTATCACGATGTATGACTGGATCATGAGGGCTTCGGCCAAAGGTGTGCTTCTTTTTCCGGAGGATTGTCTGCCGAAAGGGATGTCGATGGAGGATGTGGCCGACGAGTGGGCCCGCTTCGACGGTGTTATTATGATCAAGCAACCGAAATCGGGGACGGCGTTGCCGAAACAGGTGGCAAACAACTGCACCAATGTGGGAATTGCGGAATTGCTGAACCTGCAGCTGAAGTTCTTTGAGGATATATCGGGTGTGAACGGAGCGCTACAGGGGAAACCTGGATATTCGGGTATGAGCGCGAGCCTTTACAACCAACAGGCGCAAAACGCCACAACGTCGTTGCTTGACCTGCTTGAAAGTTTCTCTTCGTTCGTCAAGGAGGGGGCTTACAAGGATGTGAAGAATATCCAGCAATTTTATGACGGGCGCCGGACGCAGAAAATCGTAGGGCGCAACGGAAAGGTTGTGGATTACGACCCAGCAAAGATACGCGATGTGGAGTTTGATCTCTCCATCGTGGAGAGCACGGCGACTCCGGCTTACAGGGCGATGGCCAACGATTTCCTGAAGCAGATATGGAACAGCGGGCAGATCACGCTTCAACAGCTGCTGCAACATGGAGACTTCCCGTTCGCCGACGAGTTGCTGCAATCGTTACAGAGTCAACAGGAACAGATGCAACAGGGGGAACTACCACAGGGGGTATCACCTGAGGTATTGGCGCAGGCACAGACAGGCGCCGATATGGGTGCCGTGAACCGCGCGCGGCAGCTGCTGGCGGCGTGATGAATTACTGTTAAAAATCATTTTAAAAGACGGCTTCGGAAACGGGGCCGTTTCTTTTGCGGGAGAAACGGCGGCTGCGGTCTACGATGCGGGGAAGCTCCATCTCGTTGAAACAGATGTGGAGGCCGATGGCACGGGTCATCAGGAGATCGTCGTGTTTACCGATGATGGCTCCGTAGGCACCGTTGGGCTTGCGTTCGTAGGTGAGAAGTTCGTCGATACAGTCGATGTCGCGTTCGGTCCATAGCCCGTCGCGTACGGCTTTTATGAGTCCGGATATTACCAGCGGTTTTGTTTTGGTGTTGGTATGGAAGCCGTATTTGCGGGGCAGCCCCTGGCGGATGTCTTCCTCGGACTGGCGCCGGGCATATAGATTAGGATAAATATCCTTTATCTGATTGAGGATATAGAGAGACTGGTCGCCCCCTTCAACCTGCCGCTCCTTATCGTGGGTCTCAAGGGTATTGCTTTCGATTACCAGGAGGGCGTTGTTGTAGAAAGCGGCGACCTGAGCGGCCCGCCAGGCGAGAAGGTCGATGTCGCAGTGGCCGCGCCACTGGGCGACAACGACGGGTGTACCCTGTGCCTCGAGCATGTCAAGCCGATCAAAGACTGTGATTACCGACCAGTCGGCTTTATTTGAGCGACCGCCGACGTCGACTACAGCGAGATAACGGTCTGTGATTTCTTCCTCGGGTGTATCGGGCTGCGGAAGCGCCCAAACCGAGAGACACCCCTGGGCGTCGGCGGTGAAGCGCAGGTTTGAAAGGGCATCGTCGCCGGAATCGGACTGTCCATATATTTCCCCTTTATAACGGGGGGGACGACATGCGGGACGCAATTTCTCGACAAGGTATTTGTCAAAAACCATAGAGCCCGAATGCACGAAGGCTTCCACATCGTCGGATGGGTATTCAGAAGCCATGACGCCGTGGTCGTTTTTGCCTTTCCTCTCCTGGATATACCAGTTTATTGCTTCGAGAGTGGCACCGAGAGACCACAACCACCACAGGTATTTGCCGTTCTCGGCACGTGCCGACGGTACAGAATCATCGTTGCGGTTCACCCAAAGCCACGCCGCAAACCCCCGGCGCTGCGTTTCGTCGGCGAATGGGAGGGAATATTGATCTATATCGAACCAGGAGATGAACAACGGGTCGAACTGGGATTCGCCTTTCTTTGCCGCGTCGTATTCACGCTGGAAAAAATTTCCGGTGCCGTTGGCCGTGGATTCATAGACGATCATGGTATATGGCTGAAGAAGGATACCGGAACATGCCGACTGAACAATATCCTCGGGGGATTTCCCTTCAGTTTTCTGCCACAGTCCTACCTCGGATAGATGCACCAGATTGTAGTCGCCTCCTCGGCAAGAATCGGGTTTCTCGGCGGTGCCGATCTTGATCTTGCAGTTGCGCGGAGGTATGCGGTGGATATTCTGGGATCCCCCTACCCCCTCTATTTTCGGAGCTTTGGGAGAATATGCTTCGCCGAGGTCATAGAGGAGTTCAAGAGGATAGTATTTCATCATCCGGTCAAACATATCCTTGATTTCGATGGAGGTGTCGCGGACGTGTGCGATGATGAGAGAATTGAGTCCGGTACAGTGGACCAGTTGCAACCAAGCGATATAAAGCTGGGAAGTGGTGGAGCCGCCCCATTGACGAGCTTTCAGGAGGATGAGACGGATGGGACGATTTGCCAGGCGTTTCTCTTCAAGCATGGCTACGAAGCGGCGCTGTGGGCGGGTAAGCCGGAAAAGTACGTCTTCTCCCCCACCCTTGTTCTTGATGTATACCAGGGTGGCGGCCCAGAAAGGGAAGTCATGGCGATAGCGAAGACGGAGGAATTTTTTCGCGACTTTCAGGCGGCTGTCGGGATCAGGCTGCACTTTGAGATAATCAAGGAGGAAACCGTCGATGGAACCTGCCTGCGCGAGCATCCGTACAAATTTGATGTTCATCATGGATTCCGGGAGCCATTGCACAGGAATGGCGAATCCGTCAATCGCGACTTTCACCCGTTTGCCAACGGAACCTTCGCCTGTGACGGGATTAAACGGCGAGGAGTTACGCTCCTGACGCTTCTGGTTTTCCTTTAAGATATCTTCGATTTCTTTACGCATGTAGATTGATTGTGTGGGGTGCTCACTTGGTTCGCAGCGCAGTTATTGATGACGGGAAGAGATGGAGGCGGGAGAAAGGGTAGAAGGAGGGGATGGGGAGGGGGGCCGGTCGTACCATCCGTTGCGAATACGATAGATGATTTCACCGACAGTAAGAGGGGTGAGATAGAATTTTGGAGCGGGCTGATGGACGATTTCGGAGATAAGGGAGAATAAAGACTCCCGGGGACGAAGATCACGCATACTGATATAGCGCCAGTATATCTCGGTAAACATCTCGCGTTTGTTGTGACTCATTTTAGGGAGGCGGCGTCCGGCAAGCATGGATGAAATTACGGCAGCGGCTCTCTCTTCGCACACCCCGCGCGACCACCCGCGCCAACCGCTACAAGGAGGGCATCCGCCGCA